GTTTACTGAAACTACTCCTCTTGATGCCTGAGTCTGATCTTGACTCAGCTTGCTCACCCATTTAGATAACGGTGAGCGCCTTACAATACCACTCGTGGTTGCGTAAAGCGATTGCGACCCTATTTCTAGGGTTCTTAAACTATCATTTAATATAGTAAATCCTTTCCTGGCTCTTAAGAATGAACGGATCTTGTTTCCATTCTTAGTAATAAAGCGATCTGAAAATTTGTGAGCGTACTTGCGTATTATCTCGTCTCTGGTTCTATCTAGACGATCAGCTAAATGCTTAGGAGAAGTAAAGTGTTTTATGTTCTTATAATCCCTTTCCTCCTTGATAAACCAAGTATGGAGTTCCTGTCCAAGTAGAGTTTGTAAAACGTCCCTATAGGATGCAATTCCGTCCCCGAATTCAGTTTGGCGCATATCTGTCATGACCTTTTCTGCGACCGCTCTGGCCGCAATTGGTAGATGCGAAACAGCCCATGGTTTCATGAAAGAACCAACAATTTCATTGATCCTCTCTTTTGTGTTTCGTGTCATCAGAATGGAAGCGATCAACTTTTCATAGTACGAAAGCGAACCTTTGTACTTCGGTAATCCGACTCCGCCCAGTTCTCTAGGGCAGTACAAGGGAATGTCTCTGTTTGTGAACTGACTCAGAACACTCGCTTGGCTCTTTTTGAAAATGTTGATGAAACGCTTCTTCTGCCATGATGACAGGTCCGTCGCCGTTTCGAGGAACAGGTCCATTCTCTCAATCCACCTAGTCTTTTGAGAAGTTACTTTTGATAATTTTACTACAGTAAGTCTTCCTTTCCCAATACGGTAGATGTAGCCGCAGAATGTAAAGCCTGTATCGCTTATGTGAGTCTTTCTTAAGTTGACCTTAAAACCGACTGACTCTAATCGATCTAGGTAGTTCTCCCAGTCCCCTGGTGTACAGTACAGGACGGCATCATCTCCGTAGAGAAGGACAGCTTTTCTCAAGTGTTTTGGAAGAGCTTTCAAACACCAAGCATGTAGTAAAGTCATTAGTGCGAAACTCATAGGAGACCCGAGTAGAGTTCCTCTACTAGTCGTACCTAATAACTTCTCATGTCCCTTCTGGTTGATGGATATTATGGTCGGGGCGATCGACCTTAGAACGCCCTCCTTGATTGAATCTGGCCACTTTAGTTTCTCAGCTAAAGTCTCGACAATAACTGACAAGGCATCCTTATTCATTAGATCACTCGCTTGCGACATATCTGTGCTATAGAACTTCATGTTCCGTCCTGGTGTATATCTACACCTAGCACGCCTATAGATCGCTGTATGATCATCTTTGAATTGATCCTTACATGGTCCGTAATTCTTGAGCATATCGGTGATTTGGTGACACGCTGGCGCGATCAGACACGTCTGCGCCCCTTCGTGAACACTAGCCACTCGGAAACGACCTCCTTTTTGAGGAATGCAAGACAGCTTTGCTATTGAAGGCTGTTCCTTACAATTATTAAATACCTTCGTTACTGTCTCGTCCCAGTTCAGGACGGACAGTTTCGCACTAGCCTCGTGCAGATCCGCTTCGTTTCCAAATGCTATCATTTTAAATAAACGAAGCATTAGGTCTAGCTTTGGGTTCTTATCTGAAAGATCGAACTTAAATGGCTCAGCAGACTTTGGTTCTTCCTTCTTGAAGACCTTACTCTGCTCATGTATGTACGTATACAAGCCGCCCTTAGCTCTTGACTTCTCCATGCACGACGCGAGACTTGTGAATCTTGTCTCGGTATTTAACGGATAGGAGTGAGCATATTTTGCGAATTTGCAAATATGTTCTCTAATGCTCTCCTTCACCTCGTCCGATGTGACCCTTGTGGGTCCCGATATGCCTCTCCATGTTCTCTTAATAGCCTCACTCTCAAGCTTAATATTATTAATAGCTGGCATTGCCCTTTTCAGAGTAGCTAGAGTGGCGAGCGCTGACTGTTTTGAACGAATGCGTTGAAAATCTCCTTTGAAGTACTTTCTCAAGAGTTTCCCATCGGATTCAGTCCCGACAGCCAGGCACTCACACTCATATGCTAAATTTCCAATATGAGAAATGCCATCCATTAATCCTCTAGACACTGATCTTTTAATTGTGTCAGAAAAGAGTGAGACTATTCCAAGGAATGAGTCTGGAAAGAAGTGAACAGAATTTACAAAATGACTACGTGTTTTGAATTTTAATATTTTAAAAGTCATTTTAATTGATAGTAAAAGAGAAGAGTAAAGATCGATAAAGGCCTGTATATCAGCCTTTATCGCGGTCGAAAGCCGCTTCGGTTTCTTTTTCTTTTCTTGTTCGGACAATCCGGTTTTAGTCGCTTTAGTGCGACGGGCCTTTAAATTATTTTGGATATTTGTCTGAACTCGCAATCGCTCTCGTTTTAAATCTTCTTGCAGCGCCTTTAAACAACGCGTTGCCCTCTTACCAATCCATCTGCTGATGAAAGCAGTGTTGGTTAGTCGAAGGAAGGCATCAAGAGATTCCGGTATGAAAACATACCGAGAGGTGAAAAGATTGTTCTTCTTTTCCTGTTTATTAGTGGTAGGGAATATTGGCTGTTCAATCCCAATATCTCCCCCACTCTTCGAATTAATTTTATTTACAAGATTATTAACTGCTCGTTGAGAGTTAATATTCTGACCAACTTCTATTCGTTGACCAGTTGTGATACTATATGTACATGAATCACTACAGGTAATATACAGTTCGAAACCGCCCGTTATTAATCGAGC